CACCAGAAAAGTCTACGTTGTTGGTTGTATTGTTTTGTAAGTCTAATTGATTGCTGATTGGTGTTTGAGAACCTTCAGCTAATCTGAACACATCATAACTACTATCAGGATTGGGCGTAGAAAATGGACGATCATTAAGATCATGATTTCGCAATGAATCCCAACGACGTCCGAATAGATCAAAGTCAGAATATGCTCGTGGCAATCTGCCATTTTTAATTTGATCTGATATTGGTGTTTGTGTTATGAATGCCATTTTTTTCCTTTATTCAGTCGTGACTGTACCTGTACTTCCAGTACCCCTATTGTTTTTTATAGTTGTTTTTGGAGTACTCCCTTGGGTGTCTTGAATACCTTTTCCTACGCCTTTTCCAATTTGTTCAACATACTGTTCACCAAGAACAATATTAGCAAGGCTATTAAGAAACTCAGTTCCCAGGTCTTTAGCAAATTCCTTCATACTTTCCGTGTTTGTGTCGGGGTCTCGTGCCTTGGTTAGGATGTTATTCATTTCTTTTGTTAACGAATCAGCATTACCCAACGTACCGGTTATAAAGTCATCTGCATCGATGCCCAAGCTTTTGGCAAATGCTTCCGTTGCTGTTTTTTGTATTTCTTGACCTCTTTCTGCGACTGTTCTCGTGTCGTCCATGGGTATCCCGCTTTCTGCATCCACCTCATCAAATGCTAAGTTATATAGATCCATAAGTTTCTGGTTTTGCCCAATATCACCCATTTTAAGGTTTTCTGTGTCGAAGCCTTCTGCTGTAGCCAATTCTTTGAACTTTTCTAATGTTTTTTCTTCTTCTTTTGATATATCCCGTTTTGATTTATATTCCTCTAATGTAAGATCCGTGTTTTCTTGTTGTAATGCATTAACACCCTTAGTTGTTTCATACATTTCAGACATTTGTTCTACTGTTAAGCCTATGCCTTCAGCATACGCCCTCATAGCAGGAACTCCTTTTTTCTTTACTTGTTCAAAATTTTCAGCAATTAATTTTGATTGTATTTTTGCAATCTGATCATAATCGCCCGTTACTGCAGCCATTCGAAGTTGATTCATTTCTTTGGCTTGATTGATACCAGTCATTTGCATCGAAATTAGTTCCGCTTCAATGCTTCCTTGAATATTTAAAAATTTTTCGCTAGATGTTCTAGACTCTTCTAAATTAGTTCCTAAACGAGTTGCTTGTAATGCTGCGGCTGCTAATTCTTCAGCTGTGCCACGAAATTCTTGTCTGGTGGCAGCACTTAAACTTCCTACTGCGTTTATTTGATCTCTGAATACGCCTGTCTCTCCAGTACTAAATTCTATTGCTTTAGCTGTCATTTGCAAGTTACGAAGCAATGTTTGTGAATCTTCTCCAGAAGCAGCTAAAAATCGTCCAAAGTTCAAAGCCGCATCGTTACTAACAGCTTGTTTCTCTGTCATTGATGTTATTAAAGCATTTAATGTTCCGAATTCGGAATTGCTTTTTTGTATGTTTCTAGCTTGGCCAGGCAATAGTTTTGAAAAATTAATAGCATTATTGAGTATGCTTTGATGACTAATATTCTGGTCTTTTAGTAAGTCTGCTTGTGTTTGAGATGGTGTTAGTATCTGAGCACTCAGTTTTGTTGATGTTCCTAATGCTTTATTAAATTGTTCTATTGGCTGTAAAAGGCCGGAGGCTGCCGTGGTTGCTTTAGTAAACTCGGTGGTTAATGCATCAATTCCTAATTTTGCCGCTGTAAGCCCAACAATACTGATAGAAATACTGTCTTTTTCCGTCTGCTCGTCGGTGGCGCTGTTGGCACCTCGGTTTAACTGATCGTTACTTAATTGTTCAACGCGCGGTAATTGCTTTAACTGTCGTATGAGTAAATGTTCGTTCATTCCATTCTCTATTTCTTATAAATATTTAGAACGGAGGTTTTACGCCTGTACTTTTAGTAGCTGTCGGTTTGGCTTTTTTAGTTTGTGGCGTTAGTATTTGTTCGAGTTGCGTTTTATAGAATTTTCGTAACCATATCGGCCAATTATATATAGTATTCCAATCCCACCGACCTTCGCCCAACCAAACTAAATAAAATATTTCTTCATGAATCTTTTTTTTAGAACTAGTACTCGGGATAAAAAAAGTCTGATCCAATCGGAAACCCTCTTCGGAAGACGCCTCCATGTTCGTCTTCAAATTCGGATGTTAAATCAATTGTAGGAAGATTGCTTATGATAAATGATCGAAGTTCTTTACTGTCAGAAACTAACATGTTATACTGCAAATGTTCTTTGATTTTTTCTTTGCTTGTTTCCCCATTCAAAGACACTATACTTTCAATTAAAAATTCAAATAATGGTTTATCACTGTTACGAACACGATCTTGTTGTTCTATTGTTAAAAATTTAAAATCAACTTGATAACGATCGTTTTTAAATGTACATACTCCATTATCATTAGCTTCAATCAAACTTGTTTTCAAATCTAGTGTCGACAAATCAATAGTTACTTTTAATTGTTTGTCTGAAGGTGTTGTTACTATTGCATCATACGTTTTTCCATAACTCAATATGCGAGCAGCAATAATCATTGCATCTTTATCACAATTTAAGATATCACCAAATTTAACGCCAGGTGTTACGATTAATTCAGTTAACAATCTGTCAATAGCAACCCCGTTGCGAATATATGATGCATTAGTTAGAATATCTTCATCATATGCAGTCATGTAACGCATTTCAATTTTACCGCTTCGAAGTGGATGATCCTTTGGATAAAATCTTCCTTCAGATGGTAAATCTACTATTTCTGTTGGTACCGAACTGGTTTTCTTTGCTGAATATTCTGCTAATGCTTGAGCTTTTGCTTGCTCAATTGGGTCTGAAGCATATTTTTCTGTAACTCGTGCCATTTATCTCCTAATAACTTTATTATAAATATCGTGAATAGTAAAAATGGGAGCCGTATAGACTCCCAAATTTAAATATATCTTAATATTTTGATATAGTGATCAGTAGTTGAGCACGGCGTAATCAAAACTAATTGTGAGCTGAATCTCAACATTTGCCTCTTGCGCCCAATCCATTGAACCCCAATTTGCTGAATTCACATAAGCTCCTTTGATGATCCACTCTTCAATTTTATCACCTACTGGACCTAATGCATGAAATTTAAGATCTTTCTTGTATTGATCTGCATATCCATCTCTACCTGTTACAGACTCATGTCCTAAACGAATCCATTCAATAACAGCTTGTGCTCCTGATGGTACAATTGGATCATAAAGTGTAATGTTAAGATCTTGCCAACGAGACTTTCCTTTAAGTTTTCTTTCAACGTTGATGTGATCAATAACAACCTGTCCGTTGTTGATGCTAGGTCGGTCAACGGCCTTTATAATGTATGAAGGAATATCATCAATATACATGAAGAAACGATTCTGTAGTTTTGGTTCCCAATCTTTGAAAAAGATTTCTTCATTAGTTAAGATATCTGCCATTTGTATTTCTCCTCAATTTATTATAAATATGATGAATAGTAAAAAAGGTAGAGCCGAAACCCTACCTTTTATTACGTTATTCAACTACTATTCTGGGAAAGATGCTCCCGTTGGTTGAATATTGAAGTCTAACACAATAAATTCAGCCGTTCTTGTAGGTTGAAGGAATAATTGTCCATACAATATATTCTGATCAATCAAGTCCGGTGTATTATTTGTTTCATCCATAATAACTCGGAATGCATACAAACCTTGTTGTTGTTTAACTCTTTCAAGATATGGATTCACAATGTTTAAGAATCTATTTCTAGTAGCAGCAGTATTTTGTTCGAATACTAAATATCTTGTTGAAGAAGCAATAAACTTCTTAACCGTGATAAGCAATCTTCTTACATTTACTCTGTCTAATGCAGATGGACGTGATTGAAGCGTCTTTTGTCCCCAAATGCAAATACCTTGTCCTGGGAATGTTGCAATTGGATTTGTTCTTGCTTCATACAATGTATCTCGTTCTGCTTGTGTCAATCTTGAATAAACATCAATGGCTTGTGTCAATCCACCTCTGTTCAAACCAGCTGGAGCATACCATGGTGCAGCTACTGCATCATTGAAACTCAATACTCCTGGTACAACTACTGATGGTGGAACAAATATTGGCAGATTTCTACTTGTATCAATAATTCTTACCCATGGATAATAAGTAGCAGTATAATTTGAGTCAATACTATTTACAGTATTAGTAACTGTTGCAATACTATCAGTCAATGCATTTGAATCCATTACATAGAATGTATCTTGACGATCTTCTGCCAATGTTCTGGCCGCAGCGGTTACTGAGGGGTGTAAAGAGTGAATTATACCTGGTGTTATCAACATGTTAATATCATATACATCTGTATTTGACAGTGCGGCAAACGCTTTCTTATAAGCCGTAGTACCTGTTGTTGATACCCCAGAGCAATCAAATCCAAACGCGTTATTAGCAGTAATATTACCACCCGTTAATTTAGGTAGGTTAGGTCTTGCACCATCAAAGCCACCCTGGAATGGTACAATAAACTTACGTGTATTGATGCTAACATTGGTTGTAAATGTGTCTGCTGTTAATGCATCTTCCAATGATCCACTATATGCAGTAGCCAAACTAGGGAAGCCAGCTTCTGATGCTTGTGATACATCACCTAAATAGAAGTCTGCATTGCTACCTGTAGTTGCTCCTGTTGTTGGTATTGGAGCTAAATAGTTCAAGTTATGCGTATCAGTGAAATCAAAACCATGATAATTCTTGTTGCTAAATTGTGAGCTTAC